TGAGGAGACTATCACTTTCTCCCATTCTTTATATTTCTCATGTTGTGCAACATAAGCTATTACATCATCTGCTTCACAATCTGATACGTAAACTTGTGTAACAGGCGTCTTATAAAGAATATTAACTAAAGTTTTAAGTTGCCAATCTCTATTTTCTTGAGTATCAGGTATGTCTTCATGAAACTCACTTCTATTAAGTCTAATTGGTCTACGACCTTGTTTATAGTTAGGGTCAATATTTCTTCTTCTAGGAGAGCCTCCGCCTTCCCATACAACAAAAACATTAGAAGGCTTAAACTTTTCCGTGAGATGCTGAATATTTCTTAACATACCAAAAATGCCGCCACACAACTGTCCGTTTAAAGACTTAGCTGGATTGGCGGCAAAGTGTCTCATAAAAACGTTTAAGCCATCAATATAAATATCAGGCTTATTGTTCATATTACTTTAGTGCTTCAAATGCGTCTGAGTGTACATCCATAACTTGTCGAGCAACTTCTTGTATTTCTGTATAACTTTCTGGATCAATGTCTGGATCATCTACTTCGTTTTTTCTAATCATTGCTTTTTCTAATAGCATATCGACATATTGTCCAAACTCTGGATGCTTCATAATTTGATCAAACTCAGCTTTATAAAACTTCTTATCAACAATTACTTCGCCTGAGTCTAACGTCGAAACAAGAAGATTTTTCCATGCACCGTTTCCAGAAACTTCAATGTGGTAATTATTAATTTCTTCTGGTCCATTCTTTCTCAACAAATCAAAAACTTGTTCATGCTCTCTAATGCCTTTGCCAAAGTGGATCTCAAAGTCACACTTCCTAAAAGGTGCTGATACTTTGTTTTTAATTGTCTTTGCAGACACGTTTATACCAATTGGCTCTTTCTCTTTATTTAGAATTTGAGAGCCTGCTCCTAGCTTAATACGTACTGAACTGTGAAAAGGTATTGCCATTCCGCCGGGTGTTGTTGTAGGATCACCATATAAAACGCCTACTTTAGTTCTAATCTGATTTAAACAAACCATAAGAACTTTTTCGTTAGCAATAACACCTGTAATTTTTCGCATACCTTTAGAAATCGCTCGAGCTTGTAGACCTATAGAGTTTTGATCATAATCTCCTGATAATTCTGCTTTTGGTGAAGTTGCTGCAACTGAATCCCATATAATTGTTACAGGCACATCTTTGTTCATTGCTTTTGCCTTAATAATTGTAGACTCTGCAATAGATAATACTTCTTCTGTACAATGGGTGTCAACATATACAAATCTCTTTGTAATATCTACACCAAGCAACCTAAGATTTTCAACTGAAGTTGCGTTTTCTGTATCAATGTATACAACAATTCCTCCCATTTTCTGTGTAGACTTTGCAATTTGCGTTGCAATATGAGATTTACCTATACTAGGAGGACCAAATATTTCTACAATCCTACCCTCAGGTAAACCTCCATCTCTTTGATTTGCAATAATATAGTCTAATTGCTTAGATCCTGTACTAATCCATCTATTAACATGTGTAGGAGACTCATCTGTGCTAAGATTATAAGCAACTCGAGAACCTCTTTCTTTATTTAATGATTTAATTAGATCTGACGTAAAGTCGTCTAATGGTTCTTTAGGTTTCTTTTTTGCCATTTATTTAATTCTCTCTGATTAAAGGCTTTCAAGGTCAGCAAATGCGTCATCAAGTGAATTATATTTGCTGTTAATTGCGTCTGGTGAGTCATCATTAGATATTGAGCTAGTCGTACTATTGAAGCTGTTAGAAGAACCGCCGCGTGTTGTCTCTGTTTGTTTACTGTCTTCTTCGTCTCCGCTGAGCCACTCGTTAATAATTCTTTCTAACTCTTCGTAAGACTTGAGTTCAAACATATCATTTACATCGGGAATATTATCTAACCATTTCTTTGCTTTACTACTATCTTCGCTAAGTGGTGTATCTTTCCCTCTTGGTCGAACATCTGTTGTAGCCCACATCTTTCCTGGAGTTTTAGTACAAGTAATACGTACGTCACGACCTTCAGTAGGATCTGTAATGTCACCGTAGTCTTCATCTAACATATAGTTTAATAATGTTTGATAAACTTGCTTTCCAAATGCCCAAAGTCTAACACCTTTATCTTCTTCACCTCTAACAATAACTGGAGCGTAACATCGCATTTTTGGATATAGCTTCTTTGCTAACTCATAAGACTCTTTAGATCCTTCATCTCTAAGCTTAGTAATAAGCTCTTGAATAGGGTCTGCTTTTCCAAATTGATACGGGGACAACAAGCCAGGATTGTTTCCAATGTTGTAGTAAAACATAAGCTCCTTAAAAGGTTGCCCATCATTGTCTGGATAAGCAATAAGTCGAACTGTTGTCTCAGAGCCTTCTTCTGGTCGCCACATAACGTTTTTACGAGAGTTTTGTCCACTAATTTGATTAAGTTTCTTGCGGATTGCTGCTAAATCGATAGCCATAAATAATACCTTCCTAATTGTTTAATTTTTAATTGGTAATAATTAATTTTATTTGTTTGAACCAATCATGATGAATTATATAATGATTGTTTTAAATTTACACGTTAAATTTTAATTTTGTTTTTTTTAATTTCAATAACTACTTAGAACTAATTCAACAGCATTATGCAATAATGTTTCCATTTCAATTGCTTTTTGCTCTTGCAACCTTTTTTTTGCCGGTCCATTTTTTAGATAGAAAGAAGGTGATTTTGTTTTAGACTTTTTAGATCTTGTTTTTTTCTTATAGTCTGAGTCACTTTTACTTTTGCCACTTCTGTACTTAACTTTTCCTGTAGGACCTGTGCCTAAAGGTGTCGCAACGACACCAATTGCACCTACACCACTAAACTCATTAATTTCAGCTTCATCTAAAAGAGCCTCTAAAACAAGATAATATAAATCGCTGTTCATTGTTGTTCCTTTTGTTTATCATATATATTAAAAAGGTACAGTATAAGTTCCAGCAATTTTATCTAATTCATCTTTAAGTACAGCTTCACTTGATAAACAAAGTACTGTTGCTAACCTTGACTTATGTGAACCATAAAACTTACTAACTTCTGAAGAGTTTTCTCTAAGTAATAATATTGCATTCCACTCGTCCCATGTAAGTGAGATATTAAATTTTTGCAGCCAATAAAGAGACATATCATTTACTTGATACTTTGGACATTGTTCATTCCAATCGAAATATTGTCCTAACTTTTCTTTATGCCACTCCGAAGTAGTATCTATAAACCTATCAATCTCTGGAGTTCCTACTCTACCTAAAACTGAAAGTAGTGAGCACTTAATAAGTGATCCTTTGTTTATGTCATAATTTAATGCTTTCGTGATAAGACTACTTGTTTTTACTAACTCTAGGGCATATTCAACTAAACCTCCAATTCCACAGAATTGCTCTTTTTCTCTTTGAGAAAATGTTCCCATTATAATTCTCTGCCCTTGTTTTTCTAAAAGGCTGTTTATGCTAGGGTCTTGAAGCTTATGTAAAAGTCCTTCATACTTTGACCATAGCTTTTCTACGTCTCTTTGTTTATACATTAAAATGTCTCCGATAATTTTTCTATTTCAACAGGAAAATGTCCAAGTTTTTCGCAATTATATCCTGTGTCCAGGATGTTCATAATATCACTTATATAATCGTTGTGCACGTCTAATATTAAAGCATCATGAATAATATAAACTGGTTTGCACAGTTCTAGATTTATTTTATCACATAACTCTGAAAAATATGAAAGTGCAATATCAACAGCTGTTGATTGTACATAATTGTTTATCAGTTTGTTTTCTTTTGTTTCTTCGATATTCCATATTGGTCTACCATAATAGTTGTTTCTGCAGCCAATCTCGTTGACAATAGATGCTTTATTTAATATAGCTTTTAGATCAAAGTAGCTCTTTGTTGCTTCTAATACTGCTTCGCTTCTATCTTTGCTTAAACCTTCTATTTGTGAAGAAGAACCGTATAAAGTTGAAATAATTCCTCTTTTAATAATAACTCTATCAACCTCAAAGTCTAAACCATCTGAAATTTCGTTGTATATGTCATCACCTGCTTCTTTACCATTTATCTTTCTTATAACACGTGGTTCTAGGTTTTTAAAATCAATGTATAAAAGATCACCATTTCTTTGCCATCTACTTTCAAATATTTTACGACATCTAGCCGGCAAAGTTAAGATCTTAGGGCATCCTGATTGGTCTGTTAGTCTACCTGTAATTGTAGACGTCTGTTTATACATTGCTTTATTAGCAAAGCCATTAACAGGCTTAAAAGAAAGAAGATTACTTAGTATTGTCTCGTTTTTCTCTAGCTCTTTAAAAACTCTATAAGATATTAAATTTATTTTTGCAGGTTCTATTGTCTTAAAGATTTTCTGATTTGATTTAAACTTGTCTATATAATTTAAAGTTAAATCTTTTTCTGTTAAGATACTGTTTGCATTTTCAACATCCTCTTTGTATTTTTCTACTAAATGATTAGGTAAAACACTTTCTATATCATAAAACTTTTTTAAGTCAAACATAGAAATATATTTTGTCCACTTACTTAAATTTTCTATTCTATATAATCTATATAATTCACTCATAATATGAGTATAATACTATATAGAAAAATTTACAAAAAAATTTTATCTAGACTTTAAATTATAAAGTTTCTTAGGATCTGTAATATTGTCTAATAAATCCTTAAGTGATATTGAGCCTTTTTTATAAGAAAATTCAGCTACAATCTTTTCGAC